ACCAAACAAGCTATCTTAGTGTTTACCGATAAGACGCTTCACGCTATGAAATTTATAGGTCCTCCATTTACTTTTGGCCTGCAAGAACTATCTAAAAACATAACTATAATGAGCCCAAGATCCGCCGCTGCGGTAGATGACGTTGTTTACTGGATGGGTCAAGATACGTTTTATGTATACGCTGGTGGTCAAACTCAACAATTACCATGCACCGTAAAAGACAAAGTATTTTTAGATATGAATAACGAGCAATCAGAAAAAATATACGCGGGGGTTAACAGTGAGTTTGGAGAAGTTATATGGTTTTATCCAAGCGCTAGTTCTTCTGATAATAGTAATTACGTTATCTACAACTATAACGATAAGACATGGTATTATGGAACATTAGCTCGTGATGTATGGTTAGATCGAGGATTAAGACGAAATCCTTTAGCGGGTGGTGGTGGATATATATACAACCAAGAAACAGGTTTTGATGATGATGGAAGTGCTATGTCATCTTTTATAGAATCTGCACCAATAGATATGGGAGATGGCGAAAAGTTTAGTTTTATAAAAAGAATTATACCTGATGTAACTTTTGTAGGATCTTCTAACCTAAGTTCTCCTAATGCAACTTTTACTATAAAAGCTCGTAACTTTCCCGGAGCCGACTTTAGTAATACGGATCAAGGCACCAGTAGTCGAACAAGTACGTCACCTGTGGAAGCGTTTACCGAAAAGTTAGACGTACGAGTTAGAGGCCGATCTTTTGCGCTTCGTGTGGATTCTGATGCTTTAGGTTGTAAATGGAAATTAGGATCTCCTCGTATTGATATTAGAGAGGATGGTAAACGATAATGTTAATAACTAGTATTCCTCAATACATACAAGGTTTAACAAATGCTAAACTTGATTTAACCACAACTAACGCTACCATTTTATACACAGCTCCTAGTGCAACAGATTTTAATTCCTCCGTGGTTAATTCAATATTAGTGTCCGAAGATTCTGGTAATGCCGATACGATAACAATGACCGTAACAACTCCTGGGGGAGTTGTGTTTAGTTTGTTTCATGTAAAAGCTGTTGGAGCTAGTACAACAATAGAATTATTAACAAGGGATTTAATATTACAAAGTGGCGAGATATTAAAGGTAACCGCCGCAACAGCAAATAGGCTTCATGTTGTTGCTAGTGTGCAAGAACTTACTAAAACTAGAATTAGTACTAGTGCTACTTTATAGCATTGAACAAGTAAAACTTTCATGGTAGGGTGATAAACATGACTGCAGCATTGAAAACAGAAAATATCCCAGCTGGCGGAATTGCAGGTTTTGTAATGACGGATGAGCAGATTGAGCAACTAGAAGCCGAAGAGCTTAGAGAGCAATACGGCACGACTGGAATTGCACAGTTTTCAACGGTCGGCAGGAAGATGGCAAACTTTGGTCGTTATGGTGATGATACCGTAGCTCACGTTGAGACAGGCGAGCTTATCGTCCCACGGGCCTTGATTGATAATAACCCAGAATTAAAAGAAAGTATCTTTAATCATTTAAGAGAATTAGGTGTTCAAGATCCTGAGAGATATGTGGTTGGCGAATCTAAAAATAGTTTAAACCCTACCACAGGATTACCTGAGTTTTTCTTTAAGAAAATTTTTAAATCACTTAGCAAGGTAGTTAAAGGTGTTGGAAAAGCTCTAAAGAAAGCTGCTCCTCTTATCATACCTATGGCCCTTAATTACTTTGCCCCGGGATTAGGCGCAGTATATTCAGGCGCGATTGGTGCAGGTATCGGAACACTTGTTCAAGGTGGCAGTATGAAAGATGCCTTTAAGGCGGCTTTGGTTGGAGGAGCTACGGGAGCTCTTGCAGCAGGAGTTTCTGGAAAAGGTGACTTTATGAGTAATATTGGTACTGACATAACAACAGGTAACGCAAGTATAAGTAGTGCTTTTAGTGGAGATTTTGCTCCATTACAAGGCAGCATCTTACCAAGTGTTAGAGATTTTGATGCTAACCCTAATAATGATTTTAATGCTAACCTTTCAACTGAAGGTACTGGCACTAATGAGTTTGTTTCAAAAAGAGCAGGACAAGACCTTAGTTTTGAGGGAGCTGGTCCTAGAGCAGTGAGCACAGTAGCAGATGGTGCGGGCAAAACTCCTACTATGTTTGACAAAACAAAAGATTTTATGTTTGGTACAGATGCCACTAGTTCAGACTTAATGACACAAGCAGGAACATTTCAAACAGAGGCTGCCGCAAAAGGTCTTAAATTGTCTGGTTCCGATGCATTGGCTTTGGCTAAAGACGAATTAAATCCAAACTTTATACGAAAATACGGACCAAGCCTAGCCTTAGCTGGAGTAGCTGGAGCGGCAGGCGGAATGTTTGACGCACCAGAAGACGAGCCCATAGAAGAAACGTATACAGGTATGGATAAGTATAACGAAAACCCAGACATGTATAACATAGCGTCCTTAACGCCTCAGTACATACAAGGCGATCCTTCTGAAGCGTCTAAGTATCCTTATTACATACCGCAAGCCGCGGCCCAAGGTGGACAGATTTTTCCAAGACGAGTTGGCGGTATTATGCCAGATGAAGGTATACCAAATAAAGACAGCGTAAGAGCTATGCTAATGCCGGGTGAATTTGTTATGACTACCGATGCGGTAAAAGGTTTAGGTGGCGGAGACATGAATAAAGGTATAAATAATATGTACGGCGTTATGCGTAACTTAGAACAACGTGGAAGAGGAGCAGCGTAATGGCAACAGAAACCGTCATACAACAAGTTGGTGAAGCTCCTGAGATAGAAGCTTACCGAATTGGGCTTTTAAAATCTGCAAAAGAATTAGCTGATCAAAGTGTTACACTACCACAAAGTAAGGTAGCTGGTTTCTCTGGTCTACAACAAGGCGCTTTTAATCGTGCAAGCGATTATTACGGCGCAGATGGACAAGGCATAGCAGGCTATCAACCTATGTTGAACGCTGCACAAGCAAACGTAACAGGAGCTGGTACAAACTTAGCGGCTTCCCAAGCTTTAACAGGACAAAGAGTTGGCAACGTATTAAACACCGGAATAGCGGGAGCGGTTGATCCTGCTATAGCTAGTTCAATGCTCGGAAGAAATATGGGCATGACCACGGCTCAACAAGGTATTACAGGTTTGGCAGGGTTATCTAATCAGTATGATCCTTCATCCTTTCAACAATACATGGACCCCTATATGGAGTCCGTTATTCAACAACAGTATCAAGATATCCAAAGACAAGGTGATATAGCACAGCAAGGAGCCAACGCACAAGCCGTTGGCGCAGGCGCTTTTGGTGGAAGCCGACAAGGCATTCAACAAGCTGAAATGAACCGAAATATATTAGATCAACAAGCCAGAACAGGAGCACAGTTAAGATCAGCTGGTTATCAAAACGCACAACAGCAAGCTCAACAAGCTTTTGAACAAGCTAGAGCACGACAAGCCCAGCAATCACAGCTCACGGGTCAATTAGGTCAGATGGGAGCTACGACAGGTCTTCAATATGGTCAACAAACGGGTCAATTAGGATTAGCCGGACAAGAACTAATGGGTAATCTTGGTTTAAATTATGGTCAGCAGGGTATCCAAGGAGCGCAACAACAAGCGGATATTGGTACGAGGCAGGCCGCATTAGGCGAGCTAGGTCAGAACATGCTAACTAAAGATGCTGAATTGATGTATACTTTAGGTGGCAGACAACAAGCTCAACAACAGGCTGAGTTAGAAGCGCAACGATCTAACCAGATGGCTCAAACTTACGAGCCATACCAAAGACTAGGTTTTCTTTCTGACATATATAAAGGAACACCTACAACACAACAAACTGTAACACAATCAGCTTCTCCGAACGTGTCACCTTTTCAACAGTATCTAGGTTTAGGTATTGCAGGATTGTCGGCGGGTGCTGGAGCAGCGAAAGCGGGGTTATTCGGATGAACAGAGGCGTAATGCAGAGACAAATGTTTGCAGGAGGCGGAGCTGCAGGACTTCGTCCCATACCACAAGGGAATATGGGTTTACCCAATTTACCTGAAGGGGTAAGAAATAATATGGGTTATATGGCTATGGGTGGTAGTGTACCTCCTATGCAGCCTCCAGTTTACATGGCAAATGGAGGACCTCCTATGATGCCTCCTGAAGGTATAATGTCAGCAGCCCCACCGGGAATGACCCCTCAAATGCCACCTTCTCCTGAGATGATGGCAAATGAAGGCGCTCAAATGATGGATCAAAACGCTCTTGCAGGAATGTTAGGCGAAGCCGAACAGGCGGGATTTAGTGATCCTGAGCAAGCGGGTAGTTTAGAAGAGATGATGAATAGCGTTTCTGGAGAACAGAAAAGTCCAGAAGAGAGACGAAACGATCTAGCAAGCATAGTTGGACCAGAGGACGCGGGCCAAACACCTGAAAGTGTTTTAGCCTTAGTTACTCCTGTTGTTCAAATAGCACTTGTCGATCAAGGCATAGGACCAATGGCTCAAGAGCAGATGAACACTCCTGTCGAAGGTGACATGGGTGGAGGCATTATGTCGATGGCAGCTAACGGGAATATGGGGGTTGGTAACGAGCCACCCGTAAATTTTAACTTAGGCGGCGAGGTACGCCGCCGAGGTGACGAAGATCCAGTTCCTGTGTTTGAACAAGGTGGAGCTGTACAGTATATGGAAAAGGGCGGAGTTGA